CATTAAGAATGTTCTATTTGTATAATAGGTGACTAGCATATATAGTAGGGTAGCGAGATAGATCATTAGATCTCTCCCGCCCCCTCATCTTCATCCTTATTTAGAATTTGATTTCTCAAATCCGTGACATCTCCGTGTATGTGAGACAGTAAATCATAAGTCTGTTTTGTCAGCTTTATGTTTCTGGTTGATAACAACCGATCCCTGTCAGATTCCGTCTCTGTAGCAAGGAGAATGAGGCTGGAGATTAGAATAGCCTCTAGCGAAACTATCATGGTTAGAAGTCCATAAGGGAATGATTCAACGTTGAATATAATCCAACATGCAAACCATATAATATGCCCAAGGATAAACCAAGGATTGCCTGCTGCTCTCGCAGCGACAGTAGCAAATTCCTCTATAGAGTTCTCTATATATCTTATTACTTTTTTCAGTTCATTCACCTCTTCAGCACAAGTAAAAACTAGTGCTAGCACTATTATATCAGTGAATGATTAATTAATTAAATCTATTCAAGGTTGGTTTTGAAAGTATCTGCCTTTGCAAGCTGAACCTTATTCATAGTATCATTGAAATTTGCCATATAACTGTTGATAATAAATACTACATCATCAACAACATCTTTAATGACCTCTTCTGTTGTCTCTTCAAGAACACCATTAATTGCCTTATGTTCAATATATTCAACAGCAACGCTATAAATAATGCTATCCAAGTCTTGCGGACTCAAAGGTACTTCTGCCATTTACTTCTCCTTATTTCCTTGTTCTAACATTTTCTGCAATCCACATTTTGAGATTAAGTATTTGCTCTACTGTGAGTGGATCTAATTCATTAACTAATTCCTGTGAGATTAGAATTTCATCAATCTCATCTGCAATTTGTGCACGGGTCTCTGCCCTAATCTCATCCTCGTTCAATTTCTCTCCAAATATTCATAGTCTCTGGAAATGCTTTAGTAGTTAATTCATTAACTGCCTTTGCATATTCTTGAATTTCAACCTGTGCATCATGTGGCAATCTCTGTCCTAGGAATGTCATGACACCTTGAAGGCTTACTGTCCACCGCCATCTTACATACATACCATATGCGGGTAAGAATAGTCTGGCTAATTCTGGTGCTACTCCGTGATCAATTGCTTCGTGATAAAGCCTAATACCATGCTCTACTAAATCAAATAACTTATTGCTAAAATCTCTACCCATGTCAGAATTTAATGCAGGTCCAGAACCCTGTTTAGAATTTTCAGGCTTTGATCTCCATGAGTAATAATCTGGAATATAAAATTCTTCTTGCTCTGTAATATAGCGACGAGAAGATTCATTCCAACCATTTTGATCATCAATATGTGTAGATGCAACTGCATACTTCCACCATTGACGGGCTACCATCAGTGGGGCGTACACTTCAAAAGTAAGAGCAGCGTGGCGGAGTGGTGATGTGTGTTCCTCCCTAATCAAAAAATTGATTAGCTTAACATCTTTTTCATTAAACTCCGCCGATTCCTTGTCATAACTGACACGGGCTGCATTTACTATAGATAAGTCATCACCAAGAACATCAACTAGGCGAACGTATCCCTTATCTAAAACTGAGATTTTATCCATTAATCAATTATACCTTCTGGACTTTCATCTGTCCACTTATCCCAATATGGAATACCTTTGTCATCATAATCATCCCATAGGGCATTATCTAAATCATATTTGGCTCGGGCTTCTTCAACAAAGTCAACGATTCTTTGACGACGCATTCTCTCATCTTCCCGTACCTTACGAGACTTTTTCAACAACTTCTTATTTTGTTTAATTGAGCTTTCAAGTTTCGATTCTGCTTTCAAAGAAAGGCGGGCACGGCGATCTGCTTCCTGGCGGACCATATCTAGCGTTTCAAAGTATCCTGCCCCATCTACTCTATTATCTCTTTTGGGCTTATTGACTTCTCTGCTAATTTTGAGTCCTACCATACATAATGAGACTTGCTCGGCACTAACAGGAATACCTAAAATTGCTGACCAAATTTGGGCTGTACGGCTAAAATCATCATATGGATGACCATATGCTGACCCTCTATCACCATGCACAAGTCTTTGTGCTTCTTCCAATATGGTCTCATGATCTGTATCCGTAGTATCTACAGTATTTTTATGTGAGACATAATCACCAAATTCTGGCGAACCTTGAATTTTTTGGATTGTTTCTGTTTTCGGCTCACTGCCTTTCACATACATATCCATAATATTTTGCACCATATCACGAGCATTGTCTGAATTCTTAAATAGTCTTTGTACTTGTCTTGTGTTTGTATACAAAAATACGTTCTTCCCAGTGGAAACGGCTACCAAAAGCTCCATGATGCATCCAACGCTTCTCTCCCACCCTTCCATGACAACAACGGCTGCAGAGTCTAGAATAGCCTCGTAATCGTGTTCCATGTAGGTTGTCCAAGCTAAGTCAGTCTTGCCATTGAACGATTCAGCTGGATTAAATACAGTGTAGCCATTCTTGCGAAGGTGCTGTGCTGCTTGATGAAATGCTGGAAAGTTGAAGTCATCACGACCCGTCATTGGGCCTGACAAATAAAAGTGATTAGTTAGTTTCTTTGACATCATCTTCCTTAGTTGTAGGTCTTAGATAATCTTGAATGAATTTTGTGCCTGCTGGATCAGATTCCTTTAGCTTCAAATCTTTTCCATACTTACCCATAAGCTTTACAATGTATTCTAGGTTAGTTACAGTCTTATGTTTCTTTGCGACTACCTTTGCTCTACGCTTATGGCCACGAGCCTGAGCCTTCTTACCAATTCCTTTTTTCATTATTCCTCATATCCAAATAGAACACTGCTGTTGATAAAGTAATACTTCTTACCTTCTGAATCCTTAATCTCTGTTGCATGATTAGGAGAGTAATATACTACCATCCCCACCTTTATTGTGTCAACTGGGTACAAGTTGCCGTTAAATCCGCTTACTTCACCTGGGCCAATGTCAACTACAACTCCCTTATGAAGATCTTGCTCTGTTGCTGATGATGTCAATACGAGTCCAGATGCGGTCTTTGACTCTGTTACTTCAATCTCTTCAACTAAAATAAGCTTACCTAGTGGTTTAATATTCGTCATTTTCTTCCTCTTCTTCCATTTCCATTTCTATATAATCTGGGTTGTCCAGTGGTGTTGCTATAGTATATCGTGTTGCACATTCAGCACACAAGCCATCTGTGCCATACATGCCAATTTCATAGTCATCTGGGTCTATAGTAATCCATGTCATGAATCTCTTTGAATTACAATTAGGGCATTCTGATGATGGAATGCCTGTATAGTCTATCCCGCTCATCCTAGGTATTTTATCCTAGCGACAGTCATGCACGGATCCCCGCCTTCATCCCATTCTGCAAGTTCATCTTCATTCATGTAGTTATATCCACCATCATGAGTTTGACAAAATGGTTCTGTAATCCAATCATTTGCAAGGCCAATACGGTACCAATCCTCAAAGGATTTATCTTCATTTTCCATGATTATTCTTTTCTACTTGATATTCTTATTTGCTTTTTGCTGTCTTACTATTTGAAACGGAGCAGATGTATAAACATCGTTGTTAGCAGCAATCTCTAGTGCCTTCTCTACAGAAGCACCAGCGTACAACGCACCAATGGCAATCGGTGAGCCTGAGCCTACACCGTAAATCCCGTCACCATTCAGGATAACACTAAAATCATCACCTATATCAAAGATCTCACCATCAAATGCGAATAGCATATTGAATCCACTGTCTTTGTCCTCTTGATTAGGCTTCCAACCATTCTCTTCCAAACATTCTCTCATGGCTGGAACAAACTTGGTAATCATAAAATGATACAAATCTTTTCTGTCTGAAACTGTTGGGACTGGTGGAATAAAGATATGTTGTAGGATGTCGCATGGTTGAACATCACCACTTCCTGCAATCAAGAAACCATTCTTCTTAGATATCTTTTCCATTAATGCATGATTATGTCTACGGGTACCGTCAGTCACCTGAGTGTCTGCCCCCATAATTACATTTCCATTCTTAGCCACACCAACAATTGTTGTCATTTTACTCCTTAGATTTAATTAATATGTCTATGCCATCCATGTCAATTGTTTTATCAACTATCTTCATGGTCATCGGAGATGACATTTTATTCAGAATCGCAGATAATGTTTTCTGTATTAAAGCTAAAGAACCAACGATTGAAACACATACGAAGAACACTAAATCAAGTTCAATGCTCATATGATGTCTTACATGGTAAGACCCATAAATAGCGGGTGCCACAAACATGGCTGCTCCCACCAATGCATCTAATGACTTAGATACTGCTGATCTCTTCATGTAGATCCTCGTAATTTCTGCCCTTAAGCCTCTTTGACTCTTCGCCATTTTCTAGAACAAATATCTGAGGAATACTTTGAATGCCATATTTATTTAAATAAGTAGATTCAATCTTATCCACATCAACTACATAGTAGTTATTTGCATCATCTTGCATAGCTAATTTAGCATATTGTGGCTTTAATTGCTTACAAGGGCCACACCATTCTGCTGAAAAGTATACAATAGCTTTCGGGTCCTGGCTAATTTTAGCCATATCATTGGTAATTTCTAACATAATATATTCCTATTATACTATAAGTTCATTCGCAAGGATGTCCTCGCCTAAATATCTACGTTTTAGGATGAAATCCCGCACATATTCTGGGCCTTTTTGCCTTCCAGCCAGCACTACAACCCATCTTGGCTCCATCTTATTCTCCAAGCAGGTTGAGCATAGAAAAAGGTCAACTCCATGCAACAATTCGGACTTCTTTGCGTTCAGGTCATTTTTCTGTTTATTACAAGAAAAACACTTCATTATATTCCCTCTTCCAGATCATCATCTAAAAATTCGATTTCTTCATTTTCTATAAACACATCATACTCAATGCCACCGTAATAATACTTGACACGAGATGCATGTGCACCTTCGGTAACTAACTCAGCATACAATTGTTCCTCTTTAAGAAACACCATTCTGCTTCTTGGCATATCTAACTCCCTCTAGTTCACAACGAGTTCCATAAGATTCAATTACTTGCTTGCACAAAAGAAGATATTCCATGATATCTGCTCTTTTATCTATATCGTATTGCATTACATTTTCTTCAAATACGCATAGTGCTACCCAATCAGGCATAAGTTTTACTTGAAGTTTAAGATCCTTTACAGGCTTCCTAACACCTCTAATAGCCTTAGCCATCTCTACATTATAAAATACTTTTGCCATGTATCTTTCTTAACTGTGCCCATACTTCTTTTGTCTTATGTACATTGTTTTGCCTATCTGTGCGCCCAAGATTCATAAAAATCCCGCCCCAGACACCTTTTTCTTTGTTAGATACGCCCTCTGCATAACACTGTTTGATTACAGGACAGCTTAGGCAGACTTGATCAGCAGTTTTTGCAATTACTGGGTCAGTCTCATAGTCATCATAGAACCAATTGATGTTCATGCCCTTGCATGCAGCAATATGATACCAGCGAACGTCTTCTGGGTCAATGCCCAGATCTTTAAGTATTTGTGACATATTTTACAGGTAACTTCCAATTCCCTTTCTCTGTCAGAGGAAACTTATTTGCATAACCCCATTTGCCATTCTTGAAAAGACCATTAGGCTGTGTATAACCATTATGTCCTGGAGACCACTTAACAATTGTGTAACCATCCCAATAAAATCCTTTATTCTTATTTTTCTCCACAAACTCATGTGCTTGTGCGTAGTTAAGCTCTACGATATTTGACATTATATTCCTTTTTCTAGTTTATTGGACTTTTCTTTTTCCTGCTTTTGCATAATTTCTGCAATTATACGTAGACTCTCTGCGATTTCTCTTAGAGAACGTTGTATCATTATATCACTCATATATATACCTTGTCAATCCTATTCTTCATAAATTGCTGCTGGAATACCAAACTCTTCTAGTAGTTTGATAGTTGTTCTAGTTCTACGGTCTCTTGTTGAAAATACAATGGCAGCATCCGCCCCATTTTCAATCATATAATAATCATTTAATTCAGGAGATTTGTTCTTTCTAACTATCTCTTCTTTGATTTTGTACCCATTGTCACGGATCATTTTTTCCACTTTGCCAATGTATTCAGTGACCATGTTTTCAGCACCAACTGACCCAGCATGGACAAATATCAAGGATTTGTCATCTGGACGTGCTTCTTTTGCATCCTGAATTAAAATAGTCATATACCGCATCAAATCGGTATAGCTCTTCCATTCTCTACTACCTATTACAAGTATCTTCATAACTGCCTCTCATAAACACAGAAGATCGGTTGCCCGACCTTCTGATGTATATTGTATCATTGTTGTTTTTATTAATCTACTGGAACAAAAAATCCGCCCCATGCTGACTTAGCCATATTCTTAGTCCAGTCATCTGGTAGCAAACTTGTCTTACCCATAGCTTTTGCACGGGAAATGATATGGGCCTTAGCCTTATCATAATCCTTTGCTCTTCCAACTGCCTGAATAGCATTCTTTAAATCTTCTTCGCTCTCAATTGGGAATGATCCGTCTGGCATTGCCTTCTTATCATGTGCCAATTCTTTGCGACGGCGATCTGAGAATTGCTTCTTCGCAAAATAATTTTCAGCATCATCAGCAAGCTTTTTCATTTCTTGCTCTTTAGCCTCATCCTCTGATGATTCAGATTCTTCTTCCTTTGCTGACTCTGCCTCGCCTGCAGACTTTTCAATCTCTGTTGTATTTTCTGTAGTTGAGTCAGAACCATCAGCAGGGGCACTCTTAGACATCCCATCGCATGCACACAAGTGCATAGCTTTGTTGCAATCTGGACAAGCATCGCCACCGCATGATTGGCATACGCTTGCTGCTTTAGCCATAGGCTCTGTAGTTTCGCCAGATGCTGGTGCTTCTGTTGTAGTGTTAGCAGTTGTTCCAACTGTAGTTGGCTCAATCTCTGCTGATTTTGTAATAGCAATTTGACTTTGTGGGTCTGGTTCTGTAGTTGATGTTCCAGCCATATTATAAGCTGTCTCTGTTGTTGTAGATGTCTCCACATCTAGTGTTTTTTCCGTTGTCATTGTTTCACCGCCATTCGTAAATAAGTCTGAGTTAAACATTGAAGAAATATCTTCATTTGTAGTTGTGACATTTTGTTGAACATAATGCTCTAAATGATTATCGCTAGGTTCGCTGTGACTGCTACTAGATGAAGAAAATGGAGAGACAACGCCTGGATTTGATGTCCAGGATTTTAAAATTTCTGCAGTTAACTTTACTACCTTGCCGTATATACTCTCCATTGTTCCTCCTTCAAATTATGGGCGTGTTGCGTTTTCTACGCTACCCTGCTCGGTTGACACGATTGGTCCGCCGAATGCTGCACCTGTTGTCATTGAAACATCTGCTCCTGACAATGGGCTTTGCACTGATGCTCCAGCCAAAGTCTTTGGCTCGTTTACTCCAAGATTTGTTACTGGTGCTGATGCTTGATGATCAGGAGAAGTAGCTGCTGTTACTTCTGGATTTGCTGCTGCCTGATCTGGTGTTTGTTGGTTATTATCCATATTTTTCACCTCCGTCCTTTATATTATACCGCATTATTGCTTAATCTGCGAATGGAAAATTAGGGTTATCCCTCATGGCCTCAGACATCTTTTGGCCCTTTTCAGTAAGCCTAAATTGTGCCTCTAGGTCTTCTGTATATTCAACCTCAACCAAGCCGTCTTTATACAAAGAAATTAAATCTTCATTAATTTCATTCATCATCATCTCAAACAATGGAGGACATACTTCTTGCAAGACATCCAAATCAAATCTAAACATGGCTTCTCCATCTTCAGCCACGCCCTCCCAAATTAATGCCTTTTTCTCTTCAAGCCAACCAATCATTGCCTTGTCGTCATCTCCAAAATCGGGCATATTATCCATTATTTCTCCTAGCGTGTGTTGGCCAATAATAATTGCATTTTTCGCAACATGGCTTATTCCATTTATTATCTACATATTTAGCAAATTCAGCATAATACTCTGGGTCTTTAATATACAATCTTGCTCTGTGAGTAGCAACAAGACGACTTATCTCTGGATCGTTGAACCATTTGGGCTTACTTTTACCCCAAAAATGACTGTACTGTGTCTTTAACTGTGTAAGATTATTACGATTTTTATCTACCTTAATGCCACGTAGTTTGGCTTCTGCAATCATAGTCATAGCGTATGAGTGCAATGCATGTTCATGACCCTCCCACATGAGAACTGCAGGATGATTCCTCCAAGCCTTACCGTTAGTAGATAGAACTTTGAGGATTTGATATGCTTCAAGGATTTGTTTGTTTAATCGCTTGCTGTCTAAATACATAGCAGACCAAAGTATGTCGCTAGATGGTAAGAATGTTTGCATCGTTTTCTTTCTACTAGTAGTTAGTGTTGTGCCCCTGAAGAGATTCGAACTCCTGGCCTGATGGGTAGAAACCATACGCTCTTCCGCTGAGCTACAGAGGCAAATACAAAAGGATCTATTACTAGACCCTTTTGGTGGATAGACCTTTTACTTCGCAATATGTATATTATAGCGTATTTGTTAAATTGTTGTCAATGATTATGCAAGTGTTGATTTGATTGTTGAAGTTAATTGCCAGTTCCATTTTTGATGCATAGATTCTCTAATTTCAAGATCACTTGCAATACCAATTTGTCCGACTTCTTCCGCTGCCTCGTGAGCATTTCTAATATCATTAATAACTATTTCATTAGACATTAAGAAACTTTCAATTTGATCTTTTGGATTATTGCCAAAATAGATTGAAGTAATATTCCTATTTTCCATAAATTGTTCAAGCATATGTGGGGCTGGAGTATTTAACTTACGAAGCATTTCGGAGATATCGTCAATAGATTCATAAACATCCTCATAGATTTCTAGGAATTTGGCATGCATCTCTGGGAATAGCATTCCCTCAACATTCCAATGATACCCGTGTATCTGAAAATAAGCAGTGATTACGTCTGCCTGCAAAATTTTTAGTGATGTTTCTAGTTCCATATCTTTCTTTTCTCCTTAATCCATACCCAAAGATGTTCATGCCAGTAATATAAGAATGTTTCAAATATCATCTCGGCTGAAGCTAATTTAACTCCCACCGTCCATTCGCTGGTAATTATTGTACCAAGAAGTGTTACCATGCAAAAATGGAACAGATACCAGCTAATAGTCTTAAGTAGAATTAAATTCTTTTTCATATCAATATTATACCATTAATTACTTGATTGCGAAGGCTTTTGGTTGATATAATGTCTTTCATCAACGATTTCATATGAGCTGTGGTTCAATTTATCTGAATATTTATTATAGTGGTGTCCGCAAAACACCAATTCTCCAGACAAGAGCTTGACTAGGACGAATGCCTGAGACCCGCAGGAATCACAACGATCTACGACTCTTAGCTGTCTTTCTTCTACTTCTTGCTCTTTTTGAACTTCTTCTGTCAATGTCATATCTTTCCTGTTCAGTAGTAGTTATATTCCTATTATACAGGAAAGATTAAAACATTACCAGTTAGCCAACGTTATAAACCGTCAAGTTAGCACTTGGAGATGCTGGTCTTGTTGGATTTGTTCCAGCTGCTGTAGCCAACAATGACATTCCCGCTGCACCTGACCACCAATGAAATTGAATATAATCTCCTGCAGCGACAGTGATTGGTGATTCAATATTTGCCAATACTTGAGAACCTTGAGCACTTGTAGTTGTAAATGTAAAAGAAGATGATGGTACATTTACTCCATTTTTAGAAAACCAAGTTGTAATATTATAATTAGATGCTCCGCCAGTAAAATTAAACTGACCCAAAAAATTAAGATTATACGTACCTGGATTTGCAAAAACAATTTTGCTTGCATCTCCACTATTAATTGACATACCTTTTGAAAGATTTGTCATATCCCAAGATATAACATTATCTGTTGTTGTACCGCCCGATGCCATATTTGTTGAACGTGCAAAGTTTCCGTAATAAAGAATTTGAGCGGGAACTGTTGAAACTTGAATGCTCATATTAAACCTCCGCTGCAAACACTGCTACGTTTGGTGTACCAGATGCTGCTACCGCATAAAGAGTGTCACCAGAGAGCAGGTCAACTGTGTACACTTGCCCTGGCAGAAGTGCGAATCCATATGATGATGAAGTTATTGTTGAGTCACCCAAGTAAACAGTTATTCCATTATCTAAATTTTGTACTGAAAATGAAACTTTGCTTTCATAAGGGATCTTGCTCCTCTGGAATACTAATTAATGTTGCTGTTGTTTGTACTGCTACGATCTGATGTGCTATTGCCATAATAAACCTCCTGGATTTATTATACAACATTTGTGCCCCAAGACAGATTCGAACTGTCGCTTGATGGGTTTTAAATCCATTATCTCTACCGCTGGATTATTAGGGCGTGTCCCCAACTGGATTTGAACCAGCGACCTATCGGTTAAAAGCCGAAAGCTCTACCACTGAGCTATGGAGACTTGGTGTGACGTGTGAGATTCGAACTCACGGTAACTGGGATCACAACCCAGTGCCTTAAACCACTTGGCGAACGCCACCGTGCTCTAAGTAGGATTTGAACCTACGCTAACTAGTTCCTAAGACTAGTGCCTCTACCGCTGGGCTATTAGAGCTTTGCTCCCTCCCCTGGATTCGAACCAAGATTACCAGAGCCAAAATCTGGGGTCCTACCGTTGGACGAAGAGGGAATAGAGGCAATAGTTGGAATTGAACCAACAAGCATCGGTTTTGCAGACCGTGACATTTACCATTCTGTCATATTGCCATTGGACTCGCTAGTAGGAATCAAACCTACAACCTTTTGGTTCGTAGCCAAATGTTCTATTCATTGAACTATAGCGAGTTGGCGGAAGGTGAGGAAGTCGAATCCCCAAGAGTGTTACCTCTGCTGTTTTCAAGACAGTTTCGCTTGCCAATGCTGAACCTTCCTTGGTGCTTCTCGTAGGACTCGAACCTACACTGATCGGTGTTTGAAGCCGATGCCTCTACCATTGGGCTAGAAAAGCATTGTGCCATACCTTGGAATCGAACCAAGCGTGTCGTAGACGACGGATTTACAGTCCGCTGCCCCACCCTGGAGCATGTATGACTTGGCGGAAGATGTAGAATTCGAATCTACGGTACATTTCTGTACGTCGGATTAGCAATCCGCTGCCTTAAGCCTCTCAGCCAATCTTCCGTCGGAATAGAAAGAATCGAACTTTCGTTATGCTGGTACCCAAAACCAGTGCCCTACCATTAGGCGATATTCCGTTGGTAGATCCAGAAGGTACTGCCCCTTCTTCTCCAGATTAAGAGTCTGGAGCATCACTTTAATGCTTCGGATCCGTAGGAGTAGAAGGATTCGAACCTCCGACTTTCTGTATGTAAGACAGACTTTCTACCGCTGAATTATACTCCCGAGCGGATAGTTTTTACTTTTTCACAAGATTACGCCCTTGTGTCAGTCACTATCAAAACTGACTCTCGTGGGAACACTAGGACTCGAACCTAGATATCTCGGGCTTCAACCGAGTGCTCTTCCTTTGAGCTATATACCCTGAGTGGAATATAAGGGAATCGAACCCATACTGTCACATTGCAAGTGTGATGTTCTACCGTTGAACTAATACCCCAAAACAAAAACCCCGCCTTTTTTATTGGCGGGGTTGTAAAGTTAATACAATTATCCCGCTACATTTTTGGCACGAAAAATGAAGGCTTGATCGCCTGGTGTAGTTGATAACTGCGTAAGCAACTGTTCATCTTTCGTTCCTTTCTTGTAGCTGATATAAGATAATAATAACACATTGTTATTACTTTGTCAAAGTAGAGATAAATGGATTTGAACCAATGACTTTCTGTGTATCAGACAGACGCTCTGACCAAACTGAGCTATACCTCTATGGAGCCTAATATCAGAGTCGAACTGATGACCCTCCGCTTACAAGGCGGATGCTCTGGCCACTGAGCTAATCAGGCGTAGCTGTAATTGGAATTGAACCAATACCCTCTCCGTTATGAGCGGAGCGAACAACCATTGTTCTATACAGCTTTGGAGCGAATAGCGGGACTCGAACCCGCACAAAAACTTTGGAAGAGTCTGATGCTTGCCAATTACATCATATTCGCGTACCCCCAGAGGTACTCGAAACCTCTTCGCCAAGATGAAAGCCTGGCATCCTAACCTATAGACTATGGGGGCATGTGGCCTGATATAAATTAACTAGTCTTTATACCAGTGCCGTCCTGCAATTCGCTTCAACTTAGTGAACCCCTTGCATTGCGATCTCAACGGGACTTGAACCCGTAGCCTCTACCGTGACAGGGTAGCGATCTAACCGATTGATCTATGAGACCTTAGTTGCGGATGAAGGATTTGAACCTCCGATCTCCAGCTTATGAGACTGGCGGGAATAACCGAACTTCCCCAATCCGCCAAGTTTAAATGGCATGGGCGGTAGGAATTGAACCCACTCCAAGAGGTTTGGAAGCTCTTGTGCTACCATTACACTACGCCCAAGCTGGTCATCTTGGATTCGAACCAAGAACCACCCGATTAACAGTCGGGTGCTCTGCCGTTGAGCTAATGACCAATAAAAAAACCCCGTCTATTTTATGACGGGGCTTAATAAAACATAAAACCCCTTACGATTCAATTGTCCAATCGGCAATTGACATGTTTCCATTATCATTGCCTGTATTCATTGTGGTGTAAGCGTTTTTCTCGTTCATGTCTTTATTATAGCATACTCAATATAATAATGTCAATTAATAGTTGGTCTGGCAATATGAAATTGCTGCACGTGGAGTTTTAGCAAGAATTTCATGCCATGTACCCTTTGGTACATAAATTACATCTCCTGGGTTAAGTTCATATGCCACTCTGTTTGCACGATCCCCACCAATCATCCAGTTGACTGTACCAATACATTGCCAATAAAATACATCAGTAGGGTCATTGTGCAAGTTTGTACTTGGCTCTCTTGTAGTAAAACTTACAATAGAAAATGATGTGGAGATATTTGGATTGACTTTTTGAATAACCTCCATATTTGTCTGAGCCTGTGGGATAGTTCTATGAGAATGATCTATAGTTGCTGTTAATTGATACCACCAATGGGCATAACCATATGTCTGATGCACTTCTCTAACACCCTCATCTGGCTGAAATGTGGCATATTGAATGTGATCTATAAAGCTTTGCCATTCTGGTGTATTATCAAATAAACCTTTAAAAACAACAACTTCGCCATTTGCTCTGGCTTGATCAATATTCTCTTTTGTAAACTCCATGATATTCCCCTATCTATACTATAATTATAGCACTTCTTTTATTTTATTGTAATACATTTCTGCCCAGTGCAAATGTCTATGATATCCAGAATGTGGCAGCCTCATGGATACATCTGGTAAGTTGTAATGATAGTCATATGCATAATGGAATGGATAGTCTTCCTGTGTTTTATATTCCTGGTGGCATCTAATATCATCCCAGCCCCTCATTTTAAAATCATTCAAAACGACGGACATATCATTATCTGGGTTGTCATAGCCACCACCCTCTAGGCCGTTAGGAAAATCTATTCTTGTTGAATCTGGCAGATAATATTCAAAATGTTTTTTAACAAAATCTTCGTATTCATCTTTAATTTTAACAGACCAAGTTGACCAAATTAATTTAATGTTATTCATCTTGCAAAAAACTTCTAACATTTTTATATGATCAAGGTTTGAATAATATATCCATTCCACTGGCAAGATGTTTTCATAATCATATGGGTACTCATCTTCAAATTTGAATCTGTCTTTTGACCAAAATATGTCTGCAATATAACTGTTATCTCTAAAAAAATTAGCTCTTTCAAAATTAGCAAAGTTGCAAATTACATATTCTGGAAGGTAATTATATTTATTTATGAAGCCAAAAAACGCTGAAATATTTTTCATTGGTGAAGCACCATTGTAAGATATGTTGCCTACTCTAAAATCAATTTTATTTTTTAATTTATCTTGTAATATATTTGGCCAGATCATGTCTGTTGGAAGGCCCAGTCCAAATGTTACAGAACAGCCCATAGTTATTACATTCGGTTTTGTTGATAAGTCAACTGTCCTAATCCCATCAGAATTAAATTGGTAATTGTAGTTTTCATTTGGGTTTTCAGAATGTTGGGATACAATATTTTCTGTTCTTGAAAAATCAAAATTTAATAATGGATTACCGTCAGTTAAATACTGTCCGCCATGTGGTGGATGGTGTGGGGTAAAATACCTAAACAGCATTAATATATGACCTTTGAACTTTTGATCTTTCTGTATTTAAGTTTAAACTTTATCTTATTGATTATTCGCTTTATACGCTTTTTCATACTCTTAATTTGCTCTCTACCCAATCTCTTTCCCAGGTGATTCCTTGTGCGTTCTTAGACCATGAGTAAGGCTTATAGTCTTTATCGTAAACATCAAATGGAGATCCCGACCCTGGATAATATTTATAACTTTCATCTATTATATTATTTCTAAGTTGAAATATCATGTTGCCAAAAGTTGATCTTGGAGTTGCCACAAAGTCTTCTGATTTGACCATTACAAGCATACTTATCAATGCTAGTACAATTTCATTGTGAAATGGTAGGGCTTTAAAATCTTCCGCAAAATTTTCAAGTATAACATTTTCTAATGATATTAAATTATAATCAGAATTGCTCAATATTGGATTGTCAAAATTATCTACGCTGCATATGATTGGTAGACTCTTATCATTAAACTTTTCAATTCCCGCATCAAAATTTTCTTTTGTAAATTTATAATATTGGTGATGATCGTACATGATTCTAATGTGCGTACCATTATATCTGCCCAAACTCTTGGAAACTTTGTCAGCTAATTCAACATATGGCTGCTTAAATTTCAATCTACTTATAGACTCATCCATTTCAATAGTTCTATTAAAAAAGAATCTACTATAAGGGATTAAAGTCAAAGTTAAAATATTATCCAATTCATCATTTATCTTAAATTGTTTTTTACCAGAAGCAAATATATCAATGTTTGTTTCGTCTTCTGTGCAATTCATAAAATGATGCTGAGTATTAACCATGTTTACATTTAATCTATCTTTAATATACAAATCATTTGGATGAATAACTACATTATCATATGAAAAATCCACTAAATCAAATAAAGATGGATTGCTTGAATCAAGTATACTATTTAATTTTGATACATCTGTATTGTTTATATCTTCTGTTTGAGGGTTTTGTATGCTTTGTCCATTATCATTCCAAACTAAATCTATTTGATCATTTTTAAACAATCCAGCGAATCCCGCCAAAAGTTGCAGGCTGTAAAATTGATTACCTAGTCCGTTGTTTGAATATCCTATAAAAGTTAATCTCATGAATATGGCATCTTTCCTGGGAATACACTGAATACTCCGTACTGAAGCGGTATAGTTGGAACTCCATGATATCCCCAAACATCTATTACCATTGAATTAATTGGTATTGATATCTTCTTAAATATATCGTGGGGTGTACCGATAAAAAATATTTTTGGTTGATCTACATTCAATATCTCATCTTTAACAATTGGATCAAATACAATAAAATCAACGCCTAACTCTGTCAAATAATATTCTAGGAGTTTTACGGGGCTTCCTACCGTTAGATTGATATTCTTTTTATACGCCTCTCCCAAAATTACAACTTGTTGGTTTCTTCTGTCTTGGTGTCTTTTGATAAACTTAGCCATTTCATATGTCTGATCATCTCTAGTCTTAGCAACAAACTCAAAAATATTTGATGATAAGTCAAGTTTTGTAGCTAGGTAAGACATGGCTATCTGGTCTCTTGGGTGGCATCCTCCACCATCTCCCAATCCTGCTCTCATGTAAGCTGGGGATATAATTCTCTTATTTGCAGATGTGATAACATTTATCACTTCATCAACATCTCCGCCATTTTTTCTTGTCATCTCTGCTAGTGCGTTAGCGAAAATAATCTTCATACCAATAAATGTATTATAAGCTACTTTAGCTAATTCAGCAGATTCTATTCTCACAACATGGATAAACGCTTGAGTGATGGCTCTGTATAAATTTGCAATTTCGTGGGGATATGGAGCGTCATCTTCTTTACCGATAAGTACAAATTCTGGATACAAGAAATCTTCAATTGTAGTGCCCATGGCAATAAAATATGGGTTGTAAAGAATGTTAACTCTATCACGAATATTTTGGTAGATAGGCAGGATATTGTCTCTCATAGTTCCTGGAAGCATTGTTGATATCACAACAATGTTTATCTTTTTGTTTGGATTTTGATCAAGAATAGCCTTTATGTCTTGGTTACATTTAATAATATATGAATAATTAAAGTCTTGAACGTCATCTGGGACAGGGGTAATCCCCTCAAATTTTTCTTCATGGGGAGTTTGAACAGCAATAAAAACTGTATCTGAATTGACAATTACTGATTCTAAATTATCTTGAAAGTTCACTCTTCCAGAGTTTAAATAAATATCTATATCTTTTTCCATATAAGGAACTTTTTTATTCTCTATATAGTTTTTTACTTCTGGATTTAAATCATATCCAAGTATTTCAGAGTTTAATGCTGTGCTCATGGCTAATGCACAGGGCAAACCTAATTTGCCTAAGCCTACGAATCCAATATTCATGTTGTTTATATTATATCACAATAACATTTTTTTTTAGTAAAACATTTAAAAAGTCCGACAGGCTGGATTTGAACCAGCGATACATACCTTATAAGAGTACTTCCAAAACCAGGCTAGAATACTGTCGGTTAAAAGTAAGGTACGGTAAGCAATTCCAGCACATTGAATGGCTGCCCTATCTATCCACATGAACTCATTCACGCTCACACGGGTATGTATATGTAACTATAACATCCTAAGAAAGTGTTGCTTACCGTACTCTTATATTATACTATAATGTATTATTTAATGTCAATAAGTCTTGGACGCTCTTCTTTTGGAAGTTCACGTACAAGCTTGACTGTTAGAATTCCGTCTTCAAATGTAGCAGATCGGACTTCAACATATTCCGCCAAAGCAAATGCACGAGAAAATGAACGGGTTCCAATGCCCTTATGGGCATAATTCTTTTCACCATTCTCTTTAATTGATCCTGTAATGATCAATGCATTTTTTTCTTGCTCAACTGAGATGTCTTTCTTGGAGAATCCCGCCACTGCAAATTCAATAAGGAATGTATCTTCATCCTCTTTGACTACATTGTATGGTGGGTAATTGCCAGAATTTTTGACAATTTTTTCCCCAATTTTTTCTAGATTCTTTACTTGCTCATCCCATCCAATAAAATTACTGGAGATGTTTGAGCCATTATATACTGTGTATACTGCTGGAGATGCAGTTGCTGTTGTTGTGATTGATGTGCCAAATGCATTCAAAGTGCTATTTGTTCCTGCTGTATACATTGCGAAGGCAGAGTTGCCGTTTAGTTGTGTCATTTTAACCCCTTTCAGCGAGTTAGTTTAGTTTCGGAATCCCGAAGGCATTCCGTATATATATTATATCAAATAATTTGATTATTTGTCAAGGAGTTGTGTTATTTGAGGAGCGATTGCCGTATCCAGCACTTGGCTTACCATCATTTTCATATGTGGCTTTTGATGGGAAGTAATATCTATCGTCTTGATTTTGTGAATGGAATCCTGGATCAAATATACCATGGCTAGCGGGTGAGAATACTCCATCCCAAATTGATTTATTTGTATCTGGAATTACATCATGATCATTTCCAAGATCACCGCATCCGCATGTCATGCATTTGTGCACATTTGAATCTGCATATTCTGATGGAGATTGTGCGGTTCTTGTTTCATCACCCAGTAGGTTAACCTGTGGGTTATTTAATCCTTCAAGGGCTTTTTCAGCTTCTTCTTTTGTTAAGTAACAACCCGATGATTGGGCTGTTCCGCTTTTCATGACTGCCCATCCGTGTTGACAATCAGGGGTATTAAATTCTATATACCAACCATCCCCGCCAGTTAATAATAATTTTTCCATAGCTTTTTTAGCTGGAATGCAATTTGGGACAGTCTTACCATCTTGTTCTTTTGTACCAGCATACTCATACCCATCCCAGCAAGGCCCCTGCCCCTTTTGCAAGCAAGACAAACACTTTAATGTTTTTGAACTTGCCTCTGGAACATTAGAATACAAAGCTCCTAACTGAGCTTGTGCTTCTGCTTTATTTGGGTGGGAACCAACAACTTTACCAGTGGCATCTACCACTACGTTGTATTTTGATCCTGATCTAGCTATATGATATGGCATACTCTAATTATACCATTACTGATATATAAGAACTTCAGCCAAATCGCCTGGAGTCACTAAATATTCTGGCTTATTAACTAATTGAATTCCAGCAGCTGCATAACAGATTGCTGCAAATTCAGAACAAATGATTCCTTGTCTGACAGCCAACTTTTCAACAAGCTTACCCTTCAACAACTTCAAGCCCAAAATTCTGAGAGCTAGAACAGCAATGTCTAGGAAACCATATACTGTTCCTATTAGGCTTTGAGCCTTCTTGAATATAATATCTCTTTGCTCATCTGTCAAATCTTGATGTTGATTCCATGCAATTTTTTTATATTTGTCTACATGGCTGATTATAATACCTTTGCCTGGGGTTGCTTCAGCAATTAATCCATTCCCCAAATATACTACTACATGGTTCCATCTTGACAGATTTCCGACTTGTATAAGTCTAGCTGCTGCCCCATTTGTTCTTACTACTCCAAAATCACCTTTACGTGGTTGGTACATTTTTATTATCTCCTTTTGTTATTATTTCTGCTGCAGGGGCAGTCCCGTTTTTTCTAAATCTTAAAGATTCCCACAGTGCGTGTGGTAATGAATGAATCCCATAGTGGGTTCTGTGGTGATTGGTACAAAGTACTTCAAGGTTGCCTGGGCTTTCCAACCATTCAGCAAATTCTTGGTCATTTGTAAAATGTAAACCAAAATACTCTTCAATCTTTGTCTTATCAGCATTTGGAATTTGGCTGAATTCCACGTAAGTATGATGCAGTTCTGGCTGTCCACCACAAAGATCATCATTAATTACACATTTCCAAAGTCCTGCCTTTTTAATTTTTCTTTTGGCAGCATTGAAATATTTATAATTTGGATCCTTTTCTCTAGGATCGTGTTCTGGAATGTGAGCCAGAATGTTTAGTGTTATTTTTTGATCATGTGCGTCTGTCATTTTATCAATCCGCTGTTAATTTTTATAACTTCTTTAACATCGGCTCCTTCTGATTTATATGTATCTGTAGATATAGGCTTTGGGACATCATTGCTTTTATCATCAATATTATTTACATAAGGCGTTTGTATGTGAGAGTCTGGCATTACATTTGGACTCATAGAAGAATTGTGTGAAACTAATCCTCCAGTTACAAAACCAATTAATACATAGCCTAGATGTGGTAAATCTCTTTGGAATCCCGTCGCTGCCCATGTGCTGAATGCTCCCATGAAAGCGATTGACAATTGTTTTGCATCTGCTATATGAAATTTGAAATGATGTTTTAGGCTCATAGTGACCCCTTCAATGTATCATAAACTATTTGTGGGACTGCCCCACCTTGAACTATGATACCAGCTTTTTTGTCAAATACCTTTAATGCTGCTTCAGTTTGAGTATTCATTGTTCCAGTAACGTATTTAGATGCCAATAATCCCTTTTTAAATAAGGCTTTCTGAACTGTCATAACAGCATCATTAGTTTGTCCTAATGCAAATGATTGCTGTGTACTTGGAAATGGTGGTGCGATAAATACAGTTTGTGATGGAGAAGTTACAGTAGTTCCATTTGTTGTTCCAGGGTGAGTGTAGAGCAATCCGCCTGTGAGTACTGTTGCGGTACCTGTTACTCCTGCCACAGCTTTCTTGCTTGCTGATACTGGTGCAGTTGGCTTTAATGGAACTGGATACCTTGGTCTAATTACTGCAATGACAAAAAGATAGTTTCTGTGAACTCTCCAACATCCCTCTTTTGTTGGATCATTTGGGTTGCCAGTATTGAAGGCAATTGTGGTGAATCCTCCTGGACTTGCTGCTTCACACAGCTCTACGTGGTCCGTAACCCCATCGCCGTTCCAATCATACATAACCAGATCACCTGGTTGCATGGACATTTTGTTTACAACAAGCCCTTGCATTTGAAACCAATGTAAGGCTGCTGGATTAAATGAAAATCCTTTAGGAGTTTGTGCAGCAATTAAATGTGATAGTCCAACTTGAGCAAAACACCAACTCAATCCCATGGCACAATACGGAGCTGACGGAATTCCGTACCAGTCCCCGTATGGGTTCTCATTTGAGACTCCTTCATGAAAACCTATTTGAGTTCTAGCGACATTTAGTACATCTAATGCGGTAGCCATTATTTACCCCTTTTATTTGAAACATCAGTAATTGCATCTAGTAGTATGCTATCTGGAGTATTAGGCTCATTGTCTACATAAATAGCACTGATAGTCTTCTTGTCTTCAGCTCTTTGAGCGGATTCTCCAAAACCGATCACCAAGGCACCAAAAAACATGACTAGGCCTAGGCTTCTAAAATTATACATCTTGTTAATAATCAAGGTGAACGTAGCAAAATAGCCAGATGCCCTGGCTGGGTTTCTGGCTACATATTTTCTTAATGCTCTATGATATTTACGTATGCTCATATATGCTTATTTTACCATAAATAAGCCATAAAATCTATTTTTTTCTAAAGATATGTATATGGAAACGACTCTTTAGTGATTTGGCTTCAGTTAACCATTTGTTAATATTAAGCAGGTATACAGATATATAAATGGTTGATCCAAATATAAATCCCCATTGCTTTGTTACTATGCTATATGCAACCCAAGCACATTCAGTTACTATGCCTACTGCATATCCCCGCCAATTCTTGCGACCAGTCAAATAGATGCCAATGACACCTATAATTGATAATCCCCAAGACCATAATTCATTATTCATATTACCCCCATTATACCAAATAGGGCGAGTTTATTCAACTCGCCCTACCCAGTTGTACTAAATGCTACTTAGTCGTAGCGAACTTGTACTTCTTAGCCTTAGCGTTGTAAAGCTTAACAAGTGCATTGTACTTTGCCTGAGCCTTTGCTAGATCAGATGTATGTGCTGTCTGTTCTGCGGTAAGAGCTGCAGTTGCATTTGCCAAATCTGTTGCATGTGCAGTCTTCTCTGCATTAAGTGCATTTTGTGCAGCAGTTAGGTCAGATGCATGAGATGCCTTTTCTGTCGCAAGATCAGCAAGTGCAGTCGCAAGATCAGCCTGAGCCTTTGTAAGCGTTGCATTTACAGTTGCCAATTGTGCATTAAGCACTGCAATCTGGGCATTAAGATCTGCTACTGAAAATGTTCCAATTGCAGTCTTTACAGGTGCAGGTAGTCCAACTGCGTTTGAGCCGATTCCTGTATCTGTTGCAACAACTGTAACTGTTCCACCAGAAAGTGGAGACAATGTGCCTGTTGCTGAACCAAGTACAGTTACTGGGGTTACGCCCGCTGCAGATGTTACTGAAGAAGTTGTTATAACCTTAGTAATTGATGAATCAGAGAACGATGCTCCGATTAGTGTTACAGAGATTGGCTCTGATGCCACTGGGTTGCCAAATACGTCAGTTGCTGAAACTGTGAATGTTGGAGCAGTATTAACTGCTGCTGTAGCAGGTACAGATAGTACTACATTAGATGCAGGACCAGCACTTCCCTTGATGTATACAATCGTTGAATATGCACCATTTGTAATGGTTACTGAACCAGTGTTTGTGCTGGTTGTGTATGCATAAACTGTAATTGCTGCACCAGTTGATGTTGCAGAAATTGCTGACACTCCACTGGTAGATGATACTGGGATAGTTGATGTATTAAGTGCTGAAACAAGCTTTACGCCTGAGCCAACAAATGATACTGCTGTTGCTGTGTCTGCAGTAGCAGTAAGAGCAACGGTATCCGATCCATCAATAACGTTTGATGTTGGAACTGCAACTACTTGTGGAGCTGCAGATGTTGTTGTGTTAGCAACTCCAGCCACTGTCACCGAAAGCGGTGTAGCATGAGCTGATGTTGAAATTCCTACAAATGCTAGGGCTGCAGCAGTAGCAATTGCGATCTTTTTTGTTGTTTTCATTTTTTCCTTTTCGTTTGGTTATTTTCCTAGGTTTTTACCCAATAGTTTAGGTAAATCTAATAGCCCTTGCTTTAGGGCTGTAAGTTCTTCTTTTAAAGTTTTATTTTCTTTACGGAGCTTTTCCGCAATAGACTCAATTGTATCACATTGCATTTGTTTTGTCTCTAAGGCATCAATGTACCAGCTTAATTTTTGCTGAGAATCGTGATACAACTGTTCATAATCAATTTCTTTTTTACGCTTAAACATAAGTTACTCTACAGTATTGTGAAATTGTCTACAAATGAACGCTCTGGATCAGTATCTTCCAGACCTAAATATTCTCTAAGATGAGAAGGCATTTGTCTCTGTTTCGGCTGTCTGATTACATTATCATCATACTTCACAGGTTCATCCCCTTCAACATCTTCATCAAACTGATCATATGAATAAATATGAACTTCATTATCGCCTTTAGGTGTTAATGATATCGCATTATAAATTGCACCACAAGTCGCATCCGCCAAGTCTTTTGAACCTTTTCGTGGGTGGTCAACTTTGTCCTTCTTTATAATTCTAAGTTGTAGTAATTCATCAATAAGCAGTGGGATTCTTGGACCATTTACCCGCTCTTCCATGACAGTCAAAAGCATGTCTTCATAATGCTTTTTGGCTACAGATAGAATTTCACAATTCATACCCTGAGCTTTTAATTGTTCCATCATATCGTATGAATTCCAGCGGTCAAATGTTACTCTGCGAACATTAAAGCCACGCTGCTTCAAAGAAATAATATAATTCTTAACCTCAGTAAAATCAACTACATTTTCTTTACTTGGTGTCCAGTATCTTACTGCATCTACTACAACATATGGAGCAGCATCAGTCATGGCTCCCGCCATCTTCATAGTAACCCATTTGTCAACGTGAGCCATTGTTACTGCACAATGGTCATGCTTTTGAGCCAAGTCAACGTGAATGTAATAATATTTATCTGGGTCTGGTTTAAACCAATCTCTGAAAGCATTATTTTCATCTAGGGCTACATTCAAATTGCTAAATGCATGCTCTACCTTTTCACGGGATGAGAACATAGCATCTACAGCCTCTGGTGGCATGCAGGCAAATCTAGCCAAGGCATCAATTGGGTTGGTGTAGAAGTTCATTGCCAGATCTGAAATTTTAATAGTTGGATTAATTTCCCATGTTGGCCTTCTCAATGCAAATGTTTTTGGAACGCTATAGTTTAAGATATGGTCTTCTTCCCATTGAATTGTAAATTCGTTACCCTCAGTTCCATCTGGAAGATCTTCGTCAACCTTAAAGGTATGGGTTCTTGTTACAACTTCCTTGTCCGCAATCACTTCATTGTATCTTTGTTGTATAAAGTCATTCTTGAAACGTGGGAACGACAGCAAAATGATTTTACCAAACTGTGGAAAACGTGAGTCTACGGAGTTTTTAAACATGTTGTAGATGGCTGAAGCAGTCTTTGCCTGCTCGTTTCCGCTTGTAGATTCCAAATCAAAGCCTGAAATCTCATCAAGTACAGCAAACAAAAGGTTGTATCCTTCCCAAGATTCTCTTTGGGAGTGACCAGAGTGAACCGTAATGCTTTTAGAAAACTCTACGCTTCCTACCTTTTCATTATATTTGCCATCAAACCAGCGACATCTGGTTATTCTATTCTTAAAGCCTTTAAAGAAAACTTGTTGTGCCTGAACAGCGTTAACAGCAACGTTAATAATATCAATGCTGTCTCCTGGAGGCTTGCCATAATATCTTGCTGGATCTTTAAGACACAGCAATAGGTAAACTACATAAGAACATGCAATTGTTGATGTGTAGTCTTTACCAGAACCCTTACCTAGTTGAAAGATAACTTCCTTACAGGTCTGCTTCCAACGTTTTTCGCCTTCTATTTCACCGTAAAGTTTTATAAGAGTTTCTCTTTTATAAATTTGAGTTGAAGCCTTAATCATCATATATTGATAATCAGAAAGCGGAGGTAGTCCTAAATAGTCTTTGGACGTTACAAATTCTTCAATCTCAACTGGTATTTCTTCAAAAGCATCTTCTTCAAGTGCTTCAAGAAAATCACTAAAATCAGTCAACTGATATTACCTCAACTTTATTAGTTACGGCAGATAATCTTCTGGCTACTTCTTGTTTGCAATTTGGGCAGGTAGAGGTAACGTCACGAAGAATTCCAACAAGAACTTCTTGCTTTCTTTCAGTCTCAAGTATTTGATCTGACATTTCATTCTTTTCAATAACGCCAGCTTTTTGCAACATGTCAATTCTCTTTGACTCAACGTCAGCAATTAGCTTTAAAGCCTGAGATTTAATATTAAGTGCATCCTGATCGTCTGCTTGCTTTACTGTTTTCCAAGCTTCCTGTATAACCATAGAGTAATGTTGATCAGCTGCTCCCAAGGCTTCCTTAGCTCTCTCACGAATACCATTATCACCATGCATCAATTCACGCCAAGTATTAAGCATGTTTGATACTTGTATTGGCTTTAAGTCAAATTGCTTAGCGATAGCATTCACATTGTTTCCTTTAATAAATTCAGAAACAACTTTATTCATCTGCTCAAAACTATCTGCTAGTTCAATGGCATTGTCACTCATATTATCCTCCTGTTGAATAAAACCCTTTGGCATTAAAATGTATACCAAAAGTATTAAATACCCTAGTCATGTTATAACCACACTTAGGGCACGGCGGGGTTTTTTCTTCTTCATCAAAACTTCGTCTGACTTCTGTCTTTGTATCACATGTGACACAATTATATTCATATGTAGGCATTACTTGATCTTTCCTATTCCATACTTTTCTAAATATCTAATTATAGTCATTCTGCTACAACCAGCCTCTTTTGCAATTTCATCAAGGCTTTTCTTTTGTACAAGATATCTCTTATATAGCCATTCTTTACTTTCATACAATTTCATTTACAGCATACCAAGCAATTCCAACTGCATCTGCAACATTGTCACTATTTGTGCCAACGCCTTTTGTTTGTGCAAACTTAATTGTTTTGCCCTTTCTAATTTCTCTTATCTTAGCCTTATACCAGTTCTCCGATTTCCCAGGAAACTCTTTGCGTACCGCTTCCTTTTCAACCTTGGTAAAATTCTTATTACCAATATAAGACTGCCATGTAATAGGGTGGACTTCAACCACCTTGATATTATCATGCATAAGCTCACCCATAATTGTACCAAAAACGTAAGCCATTTTCAACCCAGTTGCGACTGATTTTACTGAAACGGCTGCTTCAATTGCAATAAAATCATATTCAAGCATCTGTTTAATTGCTTTTACTTTGTTCTTGGCATCAAGTATTCTATCGTATACTGTCTCTCCAGTAAATTCGATTTCCCCCCATTTGTTTACTTTATGGTTGTCCATCAAACAAAATGCTATGCTATTTGTACTTGCATCTATACCAAGCACTTTGCTTGGCGTTCTACGAAGATCAGCTAACCCCATTTAGCATCTCCAATATAGATTTACGCTCAGCAGCAGCCTTTTTAGCCTTGCAAGATTCACATTCTTCACTGCTACTATATCTATTCAAGATTTGATCGCAGCCACGATTCTTGCATATAAACTTAACTCCAGCCCTACGAGCTTTGGTATTCTGATACTTTTCTTTGATTTTTAAGTTTGTTGCTATCTTGCAACATTCATCTGAACAGTATTTTTGATTATGAGTCTTTGCCTCAAACTCGTTGTTGCATTCTTCATAGGCACAAATCATATAGTTGTCTCCATCATTGGATAGTCTACATCGCCTATATCTAACTTCATCTCTTTCCAACAAGTTTTCTTTACTGGGCAATATGAGCATGGCATTCTAGTCTTGCTCTCACCCGCTCTGCTTGGCAAAGTTTTCTCTTCATAAAGCTTATATACTCCACGAAGCCAGTCAAGAACATATTCAACTAATTTCTTATTCTGCTCGTCCATTTCAATTACAATAAGTAATGGCTCTTGGTCATTCTTATTCTCATAGAAGAACACACCAGTATCATGACCCTTTGTGTACATATAGATCAGAAGCTGAATCATGTGGTTTTCTTCTGGCTTCTGAGATGATTGCTTATAAACAAATTTGTCATCCTTCATTGATTTAATCTCAAAAGGAATTTCAATATTATTTTCAACATCTAGAATAAGTGTATCTCTAAAGCCACGAATTGGTGGATCTTCAACAAGAATCTCTGCCTCATGGTCAATGACCTTATAGCTCTTATTCATTTTACTTAATCTTGATTGAAGTCTATCGTGAACAAAGGTTCCATTTTCCATATTGGCTTTACCCTTGTAGTCAGCAGTATCTTCAAACTCTGCACCATTAAATGCTAAATACCAATATCTAGCACACTTACCATGACCATAACCAATTGTACTAGGGGCAAATGTTTTCTTTTGAGTGAACCCAGCCTTGCTCTCATATGTATCCTTAAACTCTTGTAAGAATTTATCCTTATCAAAAGTTCCAGACTTAGGCTTATACTGCTTATATTTAAGCTGACCTATTGATCCCAATTAAACACCATACCTTGCTGAATACTTTAATGCATCTACTAACTTATCAATTGTATCTGCTGCAGTATAATAAGTATTCTTTTTCTTTGAGGAATCCCCGCCCTTTTCAAAGGTAGTGTAATATCTTGCCTGCATAGCAAATTTAGCACTGATTGCTTGTAACTTTACAATTAGATCAGGTGCTTTATTTGAAGGTACATCTGGTTTTGTAATTAATTTAATAATCAATTCAAGAGCTGTGTCCAAATCTTTATCCTGCATAAATTCACACATATCATTAAACTCTGTTATAGAGCTGATTTGTTCAACTACTGTTCCTGTTGTTTCCGCCATGCTTCCTCCATCTGTTCAAACATTGCCCACTCAATTACGGCTAGTCGTGTCTTTTGGCCTTCTTCGCCCAATATAAGTTTAAGTACTGGATATTTATCACGTGATACTTTAAAAGTGTCCGTGCAAATTTTTGCCCAAATTTCTTTACTAATGGAGATTGACTTAGAGTACTCTTTATAATCAACGACAAAATCATTCCATATAGCATCACCCTTTTGGTAATCACCACGTCCTGAATTCTTTTGTCCTTTGGCTCCGTCACGTTTAATCTCTCCTCTTTCAGACAAGTTGATGTTCCGATCTATGATTTTGAGAACATATCCAAACTATCTTTAATTCATCAACGTCCCAATATGCAAACTCTACATCTTCCCTGCAATGCTTACATCCATAATTACCGTACATCTTTTCATATCTGGTCATATCCTTACCAGACTTCTTGCTTACAAAATCATTAATCTTACTCATACAAACTTTCCTGTAGTGTTTTAACAATTTCTGGATTATCTCTTAAATAATCCAAAGCCTTATTTCTTCCTTGGAATCTTTCCTCACCTATAGTATACCATGCCCCGCCCTTTTGAATTTTACCCATCATCTCGGCAGCATCAAGTACTTCTCCTACGAAGTCAACTCCTACACGATCTCCTTGAAAATAGAAGTCGTATTGTCCTGATAATCCCATAGGCCCTAATTTGTTGTAATCAACAATCCAATTGACTGGCCTTCCAACCTTTTGTTCAATAATCTTATCGCCAACCTGGACTCCAGACTTAATAGCATTTGCATCAGCTTCGGATGCCCATAGTTTGATGACTGTGCTGGAGAAAAACTTAACCGCCATCCCCCCTGTTGGGATGTGACTTGCATGCATGCTACCGAATTGATTTCTCTGCTGAGAAATAAGAACTAGTAACGTATTTTTATTGGCGTAGTTGAGCATTTTAACTGCATGAGTCATATCCTTTGCTTCTGCACCAATCTGCTTGGTGTCTTCAAGTTTCTTTAATTCATCACTATCTTTTTCAAAATAGATTGCTGGAAGCAATGCTGAAATAGAATCAACAACGATAATATCAACTCCCGCCTCCATTAATTGTGTAGCAACATCTACCATATCATTAATGGTCTTTGCTGAGGAGTAAATAAGAGAAGAGGAATCTACTCCCAAGCCTTCAGCCCACTTAGCATCGTAAGATGCTTCCGAATCAATCCAAGCACAAGTCTTTCCCTCTTTCTGGGCTAGACTGATCATTTGCAAACAGAATGATGACTTACCAGCAGATTTATTGCCCCAAATCAAAATTTGTCTTCCATAGCCTAGACCGCCTTTAAGTGCAAGGTTCAAACCTATGCTCGGGGTCTTTTGTCTTTCCGAACTTACATCTGTCGCAAGTTGAATGCGTTGTCTAGTTTTCGGATCAAGTTTTGATAATATTGCCTCTGATGGATTAGTCATTTATTCCTTACTATTCTTCTGATTCTACTTCTGCTTGTTGCTGTGGGACTTCAGTCAACTCAAATGTTACTGATTTATCTTCATTTTGTGTAACAGCAATGCTGTATCCACCGTAATTTGCGATCAAGTCTTCCAATGGAATTGTAACCTTGCCCTGATGCTTCAATGTTGCTGCAAGAATCTGCTCAATACTAATATTAATATTTTGCTCTTCTGGAGCTGCATCCGTATTCTGTACTTCGTCTGTCATGCTATATCCTTTACATATTTAGTTCCGTCATCTAATTGTGCGACGGTTGGTGAACAGAAAGACCCTGCCTTCATCTTTCCTAATGCCAAAGGGTAGACCTTTGGAAAAGCAATTGCACGATATAACTCTTTATCTTCATCAGAATAAATTATATGTGCCATCATTTTACCCTGTTTTGTTTTATAGTGTGTGAAATCAACCACAAACTTTTTATCTTCAGGTACATTTAAATCTTGAGAGTTTAGGTAATCAATAAATGGATCTCCCTTTTTATTAATTACATCTTCTATTGTAACATATCTATGAATTCTATTGTCGCCTACAAGGAAGAAGTACATGTTACCAGTCTCAATTTGTGTATTTTCTTGATGGAAGATACCAATGGAACCAGTATCATCTACCAACTCAACACGAGACCATCCCTTGCCCTTCTTAATTTGTTTAACCATAGCCATAAGAATGTAACAACCCTCTTCAAGAAAATCTTGCAATGGTGTAATCTGAGATTTGATGTATGGCGTTATGCCACGAGTATCAAATTTAGGAATATTTAGATATTCATAATAGTTCTGAGATTCATTTCCAGTTCTTGGATTATCGTCAAATGTTGCCCCACCAATAAGATTAAGTGATGCTATAGCTCTTGAGTTGATCCCTGACTTTTTCGTCCCCGCAATTTCTTGTAGGTGAGCAAATGAATTATATGGTCTAGAAGCGATGAGCTTCTTTCCAATATTTTCTGAAATAAATTTAACATTCGCAAGACCAAATCTAATGGAGTTACCTTGGATACTGAAATCAAGGTCTGATTCATTGACGTGAGGGAGTAGGATTTTAATCCCGAGTCTTTTAGCTTCAAGTAGATATTCTGTTCTCGCATCCTTGTCGCCTTCGTTTTTGAGAAGAGCAAATACGAATTCAAGCGGATAATAATGCTTAAGCCAAGCAGTCCAATAACCGAGCATGCTGTAAGCAACAGCGTGGGAACGGTTAAAAGAATACCCAGCATGCGCCTCAAAATCATGCCACAAGTGCTCAGCATCTTCCTTTGAGATGTAATTTTGTGCTCCGCTAACGAACTTGTCACGGAATGTGTCAAACTCTCTTGCATCTTTCTTCTTTCCAATAATCTTTCTAACCTTATCAGCTTCAGACCAAGACATACCACCTAAGTGTACGCAGGCTTGCATAACCTGTTCCTGATAGATAATAACTCCATAAGTTCTTTCAGTAAATGGCTTCATGATAGGATGGACATAAGTTACCATCTTTTCTCCACGCTTGCGACCAAGATACTCTGCACCTACAGTGTTCATAGCACCTGGACGGACTAGAGCATTTGATGCTACCATATCCTCAAAATTATCTACACCCATCTTAATCAAAAGATTGGTATAGGGAGTCGCTTCTGCCTGGAATACACCCTTAGTAAAACCATTTGATAGGTCATAAAAGATATTCTTATCGTCCAATGGCAACGCATTAAGATCAATTGTCTTCTTATGTCTTACCTTGATAATATCAACAGTATCTTTAATAACAGATAATGTCTTAAGGCCAAGTACGTCAAACTTAATCAATCCGATATCTGCTGCTTGATCCATGTCATATGCAACAACTGGAACTCGTCCAGAAACCTCATCAGTAGCATCCTTACGTGTTTCAATAGGGGCATACTTAGAAATATCTTCATTCGCCACCACAACACCAGCAGCATGCATTCCAACTGAACGGATTCTTCCACGCAAATCAGAACCAAACTTGATTACTTCTGGATACTTGTCACGGAACCATGCAGAGTTTGGATTTGTCTCAAACTCTTCAAAAGTCTCAATGCCCTTCAAAGCCTTATTAACTTCTCCCAATGGGACATCAAAAACTCTCGCTGCATCTCTAACTACGCCCTTATCCTTAAAATACTGATAAGTGGAAATTGATGCAACATTTTTAAACTTCTTACGTAGATAATCTTTAACCTCGCCACGGCGACGATCCATAAAGTCTGTATCAATATCTGGAAAGTCATTACGCTCTGGATTAATAAATCTGAAGAACAGCAAGTCATATTTAATTGGGTCTACTTCTGTAATACCCAATAAATAACAGACTAGAGATCCTGCTGCAGATCCACGTCCTGGTCCAACAAGGATTTCATTGTCTTTCGCCCAGCGAACCATATCGCCCACAACAAGAAAATAGCTACTAAACTCTTTGTCATGAATGACGGAAAGCTCTTCTTCAAGCCTCTCTTTGTACTTCTCATCTTCTAAACCTTTTTCTTTTAAGGAATCATTGCACATCTTGACCAGTTGCTTATGCGGATCAGACTTAGGCTTTGGAAGCAACTGTAAATTTTCATAAAATTCATAATCTTCAATTTTGTCTGCAATTGCCTGTGAATTAGTATAGATGTCATCTGGCCATTCACTGCCAAAGTCAGACTTAAGCTCATCAATATTTTGAATGTAAACATTGATGCTTTCAAAAGAGATTGGGCGGTTTGGATACAAGTGGTTAAATCGCTCAAAGATATCCTTGAACTTCTTGCCAGACTCATAGTCAACACCGTCAGCCAAATTAGGCTTAGTTGATAGAATCAAAAGTGCTTCTTCTAGTGCCTTCTGCTCTTTTGTTGCATAGTGACAGTCACCCGTTGCGACCAATTTAATACCGAGAGTATCTCCAATGGCCAACAAAGCACCGTTAATTTCTTTTGGATTGTGTGATTGAACCTCTAAATAGAAGTCATCTCCGAAACGGTTAGCAAACCAGTTGGCATATTCAACTGCCTTATCCATATCTCCACGTTCAATAGCCTTGCAAATAAGACCATTTAAGCATCCAGATAAAACAATAATATCGTCGCCATATTCATCAAGAATCTCTAAATCAATTCTAGGCTTGCGATAATATCCTTCTGTCCATGCCAATTGGGAAAGCTTTTGTAAATTCTTCAAACCATTTTGGTTTTTAGCAAGTAGAATAATGTGATTGAATACCTGAGTATTATCATCACGCTCTTTAATATCACGCTTGTCAAAACGATCTGTAGAAGAAATGTATGCTTCAAGACCGAGTATTGGTTTCATTCCCAGCTCTTTTGCTGCAATCTGCATATCTCTATGAGATGCCAGAGTTCCATGATCTGTTATAGCCATAGAGGTCTGTCCAGCATTTTTAGCTGCAGTCAATAGTTCATGTGGAGAGCATAGCCCGTCCATCAAAGAATAATGACTATGCACATGTAGATGTGTAAAATTCACCAATACCCGCCCTTAAATTATATTACCACTCAACAGAAGAAGATGTAGATGACTCTACTGCTTCCTCAGAGACGATACCCTTGTAAAAGTTCTCTTGATCTGAATATGGAACGTTGCGAACTGCAACATTCTTCAAATCATACAACTCATACTTTGATAGGTCAAGTACTGTTGCACCAGCAGTTGGAAGTGGAATTATGCTATAGTTAGTATCCTTCTCTGTTCCTGTACGCTTAATCTTCCAATCAAGATTGGTGATGCTTGCAGTCTCTGCTGCATACTGGCTGATTTCTGCAGTGGCACTCTTAGGGCCAATACCCTGTGACATGATTGCCACATATGGCTCTTCCTTTCCATCATTAACTAGTACGTTAATGTAGAAACGTGGCTTAGACTTCCAGCCTGACTTTGGATCACGACGATATTCTTCGCATCCATAGCATTGACCTTCATCTTCAATTGTGCAGACAGCCTTACGCTTGTAGTCTTTTGGATTTTGATGTTCAATTGCAACGATGCCTAGATCAGCTTCGTTGTTGTAGTTTGGTGAGTCAGGATCAATCTCCTGAAGAAAACGGATCTTCAAACTCTGTCCGTCATTTACCTTAAGCCAACGGCCCTTTGGACCGTCATTTGTGTAGTTTGGTTGTTCAATTGCCTTATTAATTGCATTTAAACCTGTTACGATACCCATATATATTCTCCTTAGTATAGAGGGCGATACTTGTGCCCTTTGTTATCCTATTATATCATCTATTAATATATTCAAAATGCGATTCCGCATTCTTTATACATCTTTTTATTTCTTCTTCTGTCAAATCACCCATATCTTTTGCATTATGTGGATATATTACAGAATCATCATACACTGCCCAAGAAACATCTTTGTTCTTTAGAGCATTTGCTATTTGGCTTCCTAGTTTTCTACCAGCCTCGTCATTGTCTGTTGCTATAATTATAGAAGATGCATATTTGCTTAAATTAGCTAGGTTAGTCTTTGATATGCTACCGCCTAGTGTTGCCACTACATTTGGAAAACCAGCTTGATGAATTCTAATCGCATCAAAACAAGATTCAACAACAATAATTTTACCGCCCATTTTTTTTGCTCTATGCAGATTAAACATTGTTTTTTGACGTGGCAAGTTAGTGCTATTCTTAAAACGTTTTCCTTCTATTGATCTTCCAACAAGCCCGACTGGCAAGCCAGTGGGACTATGGACTGGCACAGTAACCATGCCCAAGTTTTCTGAATACCCTAAAGAAAAGTGTGCAATTGATCCTAGGTCAATCCCTCTTGATTCAAAATAGTCTTTTGCTTCTTGACTTTTAAGTAAATCATTATATAGTTTTATAAGTGTTTCTTCTGGAAACTCTTCAAATTCAACTTCTTCGTCCATAAGCTTAATAAGCTCTTCATCAAAATGCTCAATTCTACTTCTTTCAATAGAAAGTATCATCTTGTTAGCCTCTAAACCATTTACCTGACCCACCTTTTCAATAAGGTCTCTTAGGTTTCCCTTTGCATCACAAGATGGGTTATAACAAATATAAAGGCCTTTGGAATAGCTGACTGCAAATGACGGAGATCTTCTGTTTGAATGGAATGGGCAAAGGCATAAAAAATCTGTAGATGTTTCAGAAACAATCTTCACACCAATAGTCTGAAGAACCTCCCGCAATTGCGGTTGGTTATAAGTTTCAAGTATCATTGATTTACCTTTTTATAAACTGTTGTCCAGAGAACCCTATGTACTCTAGAGCCTGCTTCTTACCTAAGTATACACCAAACATAATTAGCGTAAACCCATAAGCGTCTTTCTTTTCTTGATAACTAATTTGCCACTGAGTTTCCATATCTAAAACTGGAACATATCCTCTGGCTTGCATATCTTGTACTAAAAGACGCTCATGCATTTCTCTTAAGCGACTTATATCCTTGTCGCTTTTAATCTGACCCGCAGTCATAAACTGATGTATAGTTTTCTTAAGCATAATGTCTCCGTATTTAGTTATACGTAGAAATTATATCATGCATGAGTGTTAGCACCTAAATTTTATGCAGGTGGCTCATACAACTCTTTGATGATACCACGATTCAAATCCCAGTCTAGATAGAAATCAAAATCTGTACCATGACGATTTTTGCGACTTACAATCTCCATTACATTTGTATCTGCTGTCTTATGAACAGCAATTGATATATCAGCATCATATTCGATTGCCTTTGACCATGCAACTTGTGATAGCAATGGTGGTTCATCTTGAGATGAGGCATCATCCATCGTTGCAGCAGTAATATCAATAATAGGAATATTATTTCTTACAGCAAGATTCTTAAACTCACGAGAAA